AATAAGCAATTGAATTATCTAAGTTTTCAGCTAAATACTCTGTATAAGAAATACCCTTATCTAAGTTTTCTGCAATATATTCAGAATAAGCAATGTTCTTATCTAAGTTTTCGGCTAAGTATTCAGAATAAGAGATGTTTTTATCAAGGTTTTCTGCAATATATTCAGAATAAGCAATGTTCTTATCGAGATTTTCAGCTAAATACTCAGAGTAAGAAATGTTCTTATCTAGGTTCTCAGCAACATATTCCGAATAAGAAATATTCTTATCGAGATTTTCAGCTAGGTACTCAGAATAATTAATAGCCTTCTCTAAATTTTCAGCTAGATAGTCATTGTGTGAAATAAGTTTGTTTGTAGTTTGCTGTAAACTTTTATTTTCATTAACTACAACTTGTACTTTCTCAGCTAAGTAGTCGAGATACTTAACCATCTGTGTGTTTGTCTTATTGAGCTCCTCATAATATTCCAAAAGTTGCTCTAATTTTTTTGGGTTGATGTTACCACCTTTGATAGCGGACTGTACTTGCTTCTTAGTAGATGAAATCTCATTTATGAGGTACTTAGAATAATCAGTCAATTGTTGCTTGGTAACGTATTCATTTTTGTTCATATTGAATAGATCGTTTATTTTTGACTCATCGGACATTTCATATATCCTAAAGTTAGCTTTATTTGAAAAGTTAAGGGATTCATTTATTGAACTCATTCTAGCAGAAGCAAAACCAGGGTCAGCTACAATATCATAAGTGAATAATTTTTTTAGAGTCACAGTCCCGTCAGCCTCAGTAACACCAGCTGCTCTAGAGGAAACAAAAACTGGACAATTATCATCAACTAATGACTTTGCTTCTTTACCCCAGTATGTATTCAGAAGTTTAATTTCTCCTTCGATTCTATTGGATTCTTTCATAAATCCAACTTTTTTAATAATGTGTGATGCTCTAGAAAGAGAAGTGTCAAACACATCTGGATGATCGAACTCACCATAGACAACACCCATTGTGTTTATACGTTCATTAAGTTCTTTAAGACATGGTAAAAATTTATCAGCAGTATAGATTCTTTCGTTTCTGTTCTTTACATTGAATTCAGTGAAAATACCACCTAAAACATACTCTTTTTTACCACCACTAACCTGAACGTTCTCCTTCAATGGATTCGTATTGTTTTCAACAATTAGGATTGGTTTCATTTATCGCGATTTATTTTTTTAGTATAGTAGTATATATTGCCTTAAAAAAACCACATTTTTTTCAAGAAGGATTTTTTATAGACCACGGCAAAACTTTATAAACATTGGGATGTATAAATTTATACCGTATAATGTGTATAGTCAAAATTTTACCAAAAACTAAGGAGTTCGATAAGGAACTACTCGATTTTATTTTAGAGAAATCTCTGCATCTAAAAAGAGATATTTATATACAAAATATATTAAATACAGAAGAAAATACCATAAGTATTTCGGAAATATTCCAATCCAATACAGAAATCGAACTTGATGAAGTATATGGAAGTACATTTCAATCATATTGGAGAAATAATAAAGAAATTTATGCTATATCACACATGGTTAAGAAAATTTCAAAAATCGATGAAACTTACTACGGTGTTTTGGAGGAAACACCACATGGTAGTTTAATTGATTTCGAAAAGGGTGTTTTGAGACCAGTGTACTATAGACCCAAAGAAGATTCACATGAATATAAAATCGCAACTTTTGATATCGATTTTAATATAACACAAGACTAAACGTCATGATCCTTACAAGAGAAATACTAATTAAAATAAATGAATCCAACTTCGCATACTATGAAGAACTTGGTTATGACACAAGTATTGGACAGACTTTGGAAATACCTATAGAATTACTATCAACTGGTAGCCATTATAAAATCGAATGTAAATGTGATGGCTGTGGATTGCATAAAGAAGTAATTTTTAAAAATTATGTAAAATACGGTAATAGATGGGGGGAATATTTTTGTAGAAAATGTTCAGAATCCAAAAGAAAAGCAACACTTAAAGAAAACTATGGTGTTGAATATCCAATCCAAAACAAAGAAATAAGAAAAAAGATTCAGAAAACCATGATTAAGAAATTTGGTGTTGATAACCCATCTAAATCTAAGGAAATTCTTGAACGTAAAAGGGTTAATTAAAACTCGAACTCAGCACCACCCGCTTCACCACCACCACCTTGGGCCTCACCACCAGCTTCTGGTTCAGCAGCAGCCTCTGGAGCGGCTTGAGCACCACCCTCACCTCCAGCTTCAGGAGTAACTTGAGCACCGGCTTCACCACCAGGTTCAGCTCCGCCTTCAGCACCACCAGCAGCGGCACCCCCACCTGCAGATTTAATCCAGTAGGACTTGTTTTCTTCTTTTTCTTCTTGTGTTAACTTCATCACATGATCCATCAAGTAATCAATGTGAAAATAAGGTTTACCATCTGCTGTCTGAATACCAAGTAAAGTCGACAAGATACCACTTCTCTTTTCCAAATTACCAAGTCTCTTCCATTCCTCGAATAATTGATTCGAAACGAATATTATATCGACTTGATTCAAAAATACTTCGTCATCCTTTAATTCTGGGAATTCCATACACATTTGAAGACGAAGGGGTTTTACAATTAGTTCTTTATAATTAGCACGCAATCTATTGATAAAGTTATTGAATTTAACCTCATCCCTTGTCATAGAAGCAGCATCATCAAATACAGTACCCCCACCACTCTCTTTATCGAATCTTTGAAATGGTATTTTGGATGCCCTTTTCAAAGCATTATGAAACCAAGTCAATAAAATATCCTCATTAAGATTGTGACCCTCTGGACTTACAAGTTCCATTTGAGGGGTACCTGCATCACCTTCTGGGAACCAAACCTGTTTGTTGTAGGGTAAATGTTTTTTCCCATTTATAGTTACCGTACCCATTGTATCATCCCATTCTATTTCCTCAGAATAGTCAGCAATCAATTGACCAATTTGCTCCTCAGCCCTCTGCCTTGGTAGTCCTTTGATTGGAATTGTAAATTTTTGATAAATTGTAGCATTAATGATATTAAACATTATTTTGGTTTGTTCTAATATCTTCAATTGATTATATGGTTTTATCAATCCCTCTACGTATGATGTCTCAGTGAAATCGTTTTGAGTAGAATATGATATAAAAACGATCTGAGAATCTAGGAATATCCTTCTCAATTGTGGGTCTTCCGGAAATTGTATCCATAGATTACCGATTGCTGGTTCATACGCAGGCACTAAGGTTTCTGGTCTGAGCCTATTGAAGTGTATAATATTCTTTTTCTTATCGTCCCATACAATTTCAATTGCCACATAGCCATCGATGAGATAGTCCCTCATCATGTTCCAAGCAGTGATGTTATCATTGAATCCGAATTTATTGTATATTACCTCGAAATATTCTTGGTATTTATCCCTGACATCTTGGGAAAAGTCATTTGATAGTGGTTCTGGTGAACAAAAGTCTTTATCAACACCATATATAATTCCCTCATCAGATACCGCAGCGATGAAATCTCTTATTTCATCTTTAATCGAATATTCCCTAAGTATTCTTCTTTTATCAGCATAAGACCTATCAAGATATGGAATTGACTTTTTATTCAGTACTGTTGCAACAGCCTTCTGACTGAAAAAATCATACATTGAGTTATTCTTTTGAGAATAAGGATCTTCATTGATACCAACACCAACTGTATTCCTCAAAATCATGTCATCATATTTCATACCGAAATTTGACAGAGTTCTTAATAGTCTATTGAATAGACCCTTGTTTTCTACCGCAGATGATAAATTAGTTTGATTCTGATTTTGATTGTTAAGTGGGTTATAGGAAGCCATTAAGAAATTTCCAAATATTTTATAGTTATAGTGTTATATATTAACTTTGTCTGCCGTATTTTTCAAGACTGTTTTGAAGTCTTTGAATATGACCTCTCAAAACATCATAATTACTAGATATTTCATCTGTCACGTCAAAAAAGTCTTTTATAAGAGATTTTGTAATTTCAGCGTCTCTTTTATCTCTTGTTTTTATTTTAGCCTTCCATATTTCGTATAATTTTCTAGGATCATATTTATTTTTCGGATGACCGGAATAAAGAAACCTAGGAACAGAATTCATTTCGATGACATGACATAGTTTTATCTGTGCCATATTGTATTCACAAATTGAGTATTCAAAACCGTATTTTCGAAAACTCTGATACGCACCACTCAAATCAACTTTTAAAGCTGTGTTTTTTTCGAAATTTTGCTCGACCATAAACTCGTCGTAAACTGAAGTTCTGACCTCTAGTGGGACAAAATTCAAATTAACAGCAAAAACAATTTTTAAATTTTCAAAACTCTTCAGACTTATAACAAAAACTGGAGAAAATTTCATCCAGTTCGAATCATCCAAATAGTGGAAAAAGTAAAACCTACCAGCTTCAATTTTTGATAAAGAAATTGACATTACCTCTTCATCTGATTTCCTATACTTTTCATAAAAGTAAAGTGAGTTTTTCTTATAGTTGTCAGCAATACCGTCACCATTAACAAGATTACTAAGTTTTACCCTTTCCAACAGAAGACCCATAAGATGACTATGTTTAAGATATATATTCAAAAACACTGAATCTTTATGATCAATAGTGCTCCGAAGCAACCAACGAAATATAAACAAGGTTTATATACACCAAATAATAAAGACAAAGTAATCAAGTTGAACTCACAAGGTGGACTATACTATCGTTCTGGACTTGAACAAAAGATGATGATCTACTTAGACAATAATGAAAACATAATTTTTTGGGGAGCAGAACATCTACGAGTACCATATACCAAAACTGAGTGGATTTCGGAAAAACAAGAATTCAAAACTACGGAACATAGTTATTACCCAGATTTTTATTATGAACTTAAAAGGAAGGATGGAACTACCGCTCGTGTTGTAGCAGAAGTAAAACCTCATTCAGAAACTGTAGAACCAAAACTTAACCAAAATCCAACCGCTAAACAATTAAAAAATTTCGAGTATTCACTCAAAATGTATAATAAAAACTTAAGTAAATGGAGAGCTATGATTGAGTATTGTGAAAGGAAAGGGTTTGAGTTTATAATAATAACCGAGCAACACCTAAAAAGCTAGTGTATATCAATAAAGATATACTAGTTATAAAAACAACCAAATCGTATAAATTTATGTAATAGTCATTCCTGGTTTTCAGAACAAGGAATTTCAAACCACCCATCATCATCATCGTAGCAAAAATTAAATAATTCGAACTGAACAAACCAATAAAAATCCAAAAAAAGTAAAATAATTTCAGTACATAAAATATAATCCATTTCAAAGGGTTAATTTCTTGAATTTCCAAATAAAGTAATTGGACTCTATTTCTGAGTTGGAATATTTCCACCCACAGAAAAATTAGAGAACATAAATAAAAAATGGATACATACATAGTGTTATTTATAACTTATTTTTTTTGAAAGTTTTTTGAAAAAAAAATTGAACTATTCCATTTTTTCTCAATATATTTGTACTCTCATTTGGACAGGTACCGTTGGAATCTTATACATTCTATACACGTAGTGGGAAGTTGAAAACGTGGGTTCGAATCCCACCCTGTCTACTTAGGGCTCTTAGCTCATTAGGTTAGAGCAACTGACTCATAATCAGTAGGTGGTTGGTTCGATCCCAACAGGGCCCACACTCATTAAATGGAATGTAAACCCATTCCATCATTGGATGATTCTATTGAAATCAATCTAATCTGGTGGTCACTATCACCCTTTTTCTTATAGAGTTCATTGAATCCCTTAGCAAGTCCTCTCTTAAATATTTCGGTGAAGTAAGCAAAAGCATTATCAGACTTCTCCTCATTGAAATTATGCCAGTTTGAGAACATATCCAAAAGACCAGACTGATAACAATCCATTCTATCATCGTTATTATAGTAACGCATTTTTTTAATAGTCCTTTTAGCAAGAACTTCTAACATCAATTTGCAATTTTTCGTTAATTTTCCTTGAGCCTTAGAGACAATAATCTCAATATAAAGGTCTTTATTATGTAAGTAAATAGCCGTATAATTATTTTTTAATCCGATTAACGGATTTAAAAGCTTTCATGTTATATATTCACTTACATCTAAGTTTAAAAAAAAAACCCTCTTTCGAGGGTTTTTATATTAGATTCTTTCTTTCTCTCTTTCTTTATATTGGAGTTCTCTAATTGCAATTATTTCTTCTTCCAATTGATCCTTTCTCTTTCTGAGATTGCCCAAAGCTACTGTTAATGTGTTTGATTCACCAATCATTCTAATAGAATTCT